AGAATAGACAATATTAATTTTTCTAAATTAATGTTATTTGAGATTTGTGATATGTGAATATCTGGTAGAGTTTTACTATATGGTAGAGATCTACTATCTGGTAGAGTTTCACTATCCAGTAGAGATTTACTATCTGGTAGAGTTTTGGTCATTGGGTCATGGATCTTGAGAATTTCGAAGCCTCTCTGCAAGGTACTTGCAACCAAGATGAAAACTTTACCCCCAGATCTAATATGTTTTAAATGCCAATTGATTTGATAATTTGATAAACCACAATTCTTACCCAATTTAGACTTTAATTCTAACCAGAAGGAATGCCCTTCTACCATACAGTAAACATCTGGAATTCCTCGCACTCCAGTACTACTTTCAATACGAGTAAGATGCCATTTATTCTTTTTTGCCAATAGGTTAAGTTTTTTCCAAAGTGCGCTTTCTTTCATAAGATATAGTTTATATTTTTTTAATTTTAATTTCAATAAGTGTTGACATTATTTGTCTTATGATGATAATAAAAGATAAGAGTATATTAATAATTTAATTAGGAGTAAAATAATGAATGTAAAAATAGCAATTGAAATATTAAGTCAGATTAAAGATAAAACTTTACCTATAAAATTATCTGTACCAAATGAAGACGGAGAGAATCCTAACTTTTGGTTACACAGTATATTTGTGCATAACAAAGGTGATTCTGGTTATGAACAAAATGGCGAAGTAGAACTATGGGGGGAAGAATAATGTCAGCAGATTACATTTATAAAAAGAAGGACGGCACTACCATCAGTTGTTATGGCAAGGCTTCAGAAGTTTTAAACGGCAATCTCGGTATGATCATAAAGTTTGATTATTCTGGTAATTGGGGTTTATTAGATGTCACTCAATCCAAGAAGTTAAAAGAAACCGATCCAAATAGTTATTATATGGTTTGGGAAGGTAAAGATTTTAAAAGTAAACAAGAAGCAGAGGAATACAGAAATAACTACAAGGGTGATTCAAAGCTTGTAATTAAAAATATGGAGAATTGGGAAGGTGCTGAAATATTTGGCGAGGAAATAGCTTGGGACGGATTAACTGAAGAAGAGTTTGAGTCCGAGTATGAAAAGACTTGTACTGATAAAAGCAGACCTCAAACTTGGAAGCAGATCTGTATCCATATTGAAGATTGGGAACTAAGACAAAAAATAAGACCTTTAGTAACTGAATTGGAGGGTTGTTAAATGACACCATCAAACACAATAAAAAGATTAGAAATGTATATTAAGTATTGGGAAAAAAGTGTAGATGTTCAAAAAAGTTTGAACAGACTTAAACAACAATGCACAGAGGTATCTCAAGTTATAGAACTTGGTCAGATACAACAAATGGTTTTAGATATGGATAAGGTAATTACTAACCTAAATGATATTGATAAAACTGATGCAGAAGAATTAGATCGATATATTAATCAACAAGCTGATTTATTTAAGGAGAAACAAAATGGCTAAAATAAAAAGTTTTTTAATGGAAGCAGAAGAGTATTTTTACGATTGTTTAAATACTGAAGGTTTAACTAATGATCAAGCACTAGCTTATGTAGAAACTAAATTTGGATCTATGGGTAAAGATCATTGTATAGAATTACTTAAAGAATTTAATGATCCAGATATTGCAACACCAACACCAGATGATTGGAGGTAATAGATGATAAAAGGTAAAGTAAAAAAACTATCTACACAAAAACAAATAGATTTAGTGCGAGATAAACTATTAGATTTGATGGAAAGTATTCAAGATGATGTTGAAGTGCCTAACTTTATTTATAGTGCAATATATACAGTTACTGAATTGACATACGATACTGCGCCTAATCCTAATCAGGCGCAATTGTTAATGATGAATAGTATTATGGCGCATTTAGAACACCGAGAAGACATAGATAAAGATCCGTATGTAACTAAACTACAAAAGAAGCGAGGTAAAAATGCAAAGTAAATTAGTAACATTTGAAATAGCCAATGGAGAATATACAAACAACCAATATGCGATCTTCACTAATATGTCAGATGATTGGACTAATAAAGAAATGATCAAAGAAGTTTATGGTATAGATGATGACGATACTTGGGATAGTGAACACGAGTTACTAGAATTGGCATATGGTAGTCAAGTAAAAGTATATTCAATTGATAACATTACAGACGAAGAAGCAAAAGTATTGAAAAAGTTTCATATTGCTTTTGATGTTTGGCAGAATTTACATAACCCAGATTAGGAGGAAAACAATGAAAATGAATGATAGCGATTTCCATAATACTGATAGTGAACTACCACACTTTTTATCTCAAATATTAGATATACATATTAATTGGCAAGATGAAAAAGAGGTAGATAACTATCACGATTTTAGGAATAAGTTTGTTGAGTTAGTAGAAAAATATTATTTATTAGAAGGGAGTAAGTAATGGATAGAAGTAAATGCTTTAGAGATTTCATTTGTGAATTATCTAGACGACTAGCAGATGAATCTGATTATGAAACGGAGTTAGCGCCTAAACTTCAAGAACTATTAAATATGACTGGGTGGATTGTAGGAGAAGCTTGGGAAAATGGTTTAGGTGGTATCTTTAAAGGTAAATATGCTTTGATGTTACTGACAGATAAAGGGTGGGTAGCTGACGGCATATATTCAAAAGAAGATGCAGAATATTATTTAGAAGAGAGAAAAGAAGAACAACCAAATATTAATATTAAAATAGAAAGGGTTAAATGATGCAAAAAGAAAAAGTAGAATTTTTTAAAACTTTAGTTTCTGAAATTCACATAAAAAAATATACACAAGAAGAATTTGTAGAAATAGTAAATACAATATATCAAGAATTGCAGGATAACGATAATTCAAAACCTCAATACACTTATGTTTATGGAGATGAGTGTAATGATATATGGGATCGTTTTAATATGACTGTAAGAGATGATAATGATCGTATTAAATTGAAGTTTGTTGCGTTTCAAGGGGAGGGATCTTATGACTGATAGTAATCTAAAATATAGATACGATAATTTAGAAATACAATTATTTGAACAAATTGAAAAAAATAAAAAGTTAGAAGAAAAGTACGAACAGTTAGCAGAACAATTAGTCGGAGATGATGCTACAGATAGGTACACCCACGAAGAGTTAATTAATGAAGTAAACAGATTAAAAGATATAGAGGAGAATGAAAATGAGTAAAGAATATAAATACACTTACAGATTTAGTGAGCAAACTGTTGATGTAAGATATTACAAAGTAGAATCTAATAAAAAACTTACCAGATCAGAAATGCAAGACATAGCTTGGTCTGTAGAACAGACTGAGGGAGAAACTTACACCGATAAAGATGGTAAGGCTACATTTGGTGGTACTGAATATGGAGATGATGCGCAGTATCAAATGGAGGAAGGATCTGAAAACTTATTAGATGGAGATGATTATGATTGGTGAATTGGTTAAAACAAAATGTGAAAAATGTGGAAATGTTCAAGATTCTCCACCAGAGGATATGAGTTATACTTCTGTAACTGACCTTCTATTATGTGATGATTGTTATACAGAATTAAGATTAGCTATAGCCTATCAATTAGATATAGAACTATGGGAGGTAAATTTATGAGTAAAACATTTTTACCTATGAATGAGTATATAGCATACTCTAGTGATCTAGCAGATAAAATCATGCAAAAAATATATGGTAAAGATTATGATAATTTTATTATTTACAGTAAGACTTATCCAGATATTAGTTTTACAGAAAAAGGTCAAGATATTTACAATGAAATTATTGATAAAGTAGAAGAGTTTCTTGCTGATGTAGGTATCTACCCAGAATCAGAGGAGGATAGATTAAATGTTATTAGTTAAAGATTTTATAAAACAATTAGAACAATGCGATCCTAATAGTAATTTAGAATTTTATTTTTTAGAAAATTTTAACTTACATAATTGTAAATTAGAAACTGTATTAGAAGCTGATGGACAAACTGAAGTAACTATAGAGGGGAATAATAATGAGTAGCGATATTTTAAAAGCACTTAAGGAAGCTAGTGTATCTATTGCGTGTTGTTTAGATGATGTTAGCGCAGTAACAAAAGAAGATCTTGAACATATACAAAAACAAATAACGATATTAGAAAATAACTTAGATCCATTTTATGTGGAGGAATTGGAGAATATGAAAAATGAGTAAAGATATTAATAAAATATTAAGTGTATTTAAAGACGGGGTAGCTGACGGATTATTGATTGGTAGAAGGGAAGAGCCTACTGCTAAAAAAAATAATTATTATCATTATTATAAACAAGGTTATGACTTTGGTATAACTTTATGGAATGAAAAAGAATAGGAGATTAAAAATGTGTAGTTTTATGGATTTAGATGAAGAAAAAATAAAACTTATTGTCATAGAGAGAAGGATAGATAGAGTAAAAGAATTGATCGCTAACTTTCCTCCAGATGTAGATGATAAGGCTAGAAAATATTGGAAAGAAGTCTTAGGTAAGCTAGAACTCATAACATACGAGGGAACTAAACAATGAAATTAATTATAATTGTAGTTATAGTCGTTTTAATTATCGCTTGGTTATTTGGTATTGATGAGTTCTAAAAATAAAAAAAGTCTGGGTGGATTAAACCCAGACTTCAAACAGAAAGGACTAAAAATGAATTTAGTCTTATTAAGATATTAATTCTTCTTAGGAGTAATGTCAATAATATTCACACCTTCTCCAATTTTTTGTTCTAATTCATTTAATCGTTGTTCTAATTGATCCCTACTCATACCCTCTAAACTTGAATGAGTAATTTCTTTTTTATCTATAAACATACCTGCCATCTGACCTGCTCTATATTCAGCATTGATTGCTCCAGTATATTGACCTTTTTGTTCAGCGCCATCTCTTAATCGTTCAAAAGTTTTATATCTCTTTAACTTATCTTTTTCATACTTTTCAGTTTCTCTTTGTAGTCTTTTCTCTAAATATCTACAGATATGAGGGTTAAGATCTTGGTTTAAGAGTTTACTAGCCATCTCATAGGGTTTACCCTTCTTAGAAGTATATCCAGCTTGTAAACAAGCATCTACCTTCTTTATATTACCCCAGTTAGCTACCAGTATATCAACAAACTTTCTTTGTTGAGCAGTTAGCTCTAATGTTGTTTTTAATTGATTAGGTTTTTTTCCCATTTTCCCTATATATATTACATACAAAAAAAAAAATTTCAAAAAAAAAATGCTACAATCAGTCCATAAGACGTATATTTTCCTAGTTTTTGGGAAAAATTCCTAAAATATTCCTAGTAATTTTCTTCTGTAGATACTGTATTTCTGGGTTTTTCCTAGTATTCCTAAAATATTTCCTTACAAATATATTTTTTTAAAAAAAAGTTTGTAAGAAACTATATAGTAGAATTTTGGGAAATTAGGAAAAAGTTAATACATTCTGGTAGAGATTTAGTCTATAAAGATAGAGAACTACTACATTCTGGTAGAGATTTACTACATTTTGGTAGAGATCCACTATTTATTGGATTAATTAACACAAAACTTAAAAAAGTATCCTTTGAATCAATAATACTACGTCTATACAATAAAATTTTTCTTTTTATACGTAACCGCACAGAACTATTAGGCTCTTGCATCATTTTTTTATAAATAATATCGTATTGTTTCCATGCCACGTGCTTCTCTTTGAATACAACAATTCTCCTATAACACGCTGTTCTATAACTTCTATATATTTCGGTAGAGTTTACATTAGCCCAATCGCATACATTTTTAAAATCTTGACATTTAGACAATATCCAGTTGTGAGAGTTCATTTTAATTAAGCTAGACTTTCTATCACTAGGTAAGATCATAGCCTCTTCTATAGCGTTTATAATGACTGCACGCCACATTTGTTCTTCTGGAGTAGGATTATTGTAGAGTATTTCACGAGAAAATGGTAAGCCCATAGATTTCAACAAATACGGAGATGCCACCATGAACCGTTATCCTTTAACCAACCTAAACTTTTTACGCAAAGCACTAGCCTTGACTTTTCGTCTATGACTTAACTCTTCTTGGCTAAGATCCAACTCATAAGAGGCATAATCTACTTTTTGACCTGTCGTACAGGCCTGTAAGATGTCTTTTATATCTTCATGATTGGCAAAAGTTTCTAATATTTTATTGCTGATATGTATATAATCTTCAAACGATAATCGTCCTGCTAGATCCTGGAATAATGTCACATATTTTTTTTGCATAAGCTCCATACTGGTAGAGTTTTACTAAAATTGTTCCGTGACTCATGATTCTCTGCATCAAGCAGTTATATATATGTATAGCATTGATTTGGGTCTTGACAAGTTATTTTGTTTTACATTCACAAAGTTTCCCAAATAATCTTTTCTTGATGTCAGAAAAAATTTTCTGGATTTTTTTCTTTAACTTTGTGATGCGTGAATCTGGCTTTCTTCCCATAGCGCACTCCTTTTTTAACCATTTAATAGGTTTTTCTTATACTTGTCTATAGAAATTTTTTCCTTCTTAGCTTCGGCAGCTACGTGTTGATCCACGATCATGCCGATCATGGCAGCAGGAGATCGATATGTTTTATCACATAAAGCTTTTAAAACATCATAATCCTTAACTCGAACTGCAACACTTTTCCATTTTGATATATCCATGTTACTTTTTATACTCCTTATATTTAGTTGTTATATAATATGATAATACTATATGTATGGGATAAGTCAAGTCTAATTACAAGTTCATGAGATAATTACATAGCCTCGCCAAAATTTTTCCCTAAAGCAATGTCTACGACATTGGGAACATTAAGCTTGACGCAATCTTGCATAACGGTTTTTATTTTCTCAATGTCTTTTTTATCCTTGACATTAAAACATAATTCATCGTGGATTTGTACGATAGGTAGATGACCAAGTTCATAGCACGATACGATTGCTTGCTTGGTTTGATCAGCGGCTGATCCCTGAATCAATCGGTTCAAAGCCTTGTAGGTAAAAGCACGTTTGATGTTAGCACGACCATATTTTGCAGAAGCGTTGTCATAATGTTCAGGAGTATGTAAACCAAAATCTTTTGGCTCCCACATATTAAAACGACATTTACGTCCTAACTTTGTTCTAATCGTGCCTTCATCGTTTGCTTTACCCATACAACGATCCGATAATAACTTTACAAAAGGTACTTTGCGATTGTATTTACCGATAAGAGCATTTGCTTCGTCATACCCTAGTCCTAACATAGTAGCTAATTTTTTCTTACCCATACCATACATTAAACCTAAACCAATGGTCTTAGCTTCTTTACGACCGATACCACAAATATCTGCAACGGTTTGATGGAAGTCTGCATCTGCATTCTCATAGGCCTCAACTAACTCTTGACTACCTTCATACCCTTCTCCTATACTAGATGCATAATGCACCACCAGTCGTGGTTCTTGCTGAGAATAATCAAAACTTCCCCATCTACAACCTTGTTCAGGTAAAAACAGTCCTCGTATCATAGGGCCGAACTCTTTGTTACGAGCTGGTAGTTGTTGAAGGTTAGGGTTAGACATCGATAACCTGCCTGATACAGTACCACCAGAGTCGTTTCGGAGTTGTTGTATTTCAGCATGTATACGACCCTGGTGTTCGTACTTCATAATACTGGATAGAAATGTATTATGGAATTTGTTTATCTCTCTTGCTTGTACAATCAGCTTACTGATCTCTGCTTCGTTATTCATTAACCACTGTTGCGTGAAGCTTGGCTCTTTACTCTTTTCTGTTTTAGGATACTCAATACCTAATTTATCATACGCATCTGCAATTTGACGAGCCGCCCATATGTCAACGTCTTTTCCTGCAAGTTGTTTTATTTTATGGAGCGTATCTTTTTCACGCACCTGAAAATCTTTTTGTAACTGTTGTGCTTTTTCTACATCAACACGTACACCCTTTTGTCGCATTTCAATTAGAATAGGAAGTAAGTTCTTTTCTAATTCCCAGATGGTAGTCAAACTTTGTTTTTGTATCTCATGTTTAAAGCGTTGCCATAATAGATACGTGAGCCGTGCATCTTGTTCAGCGTAATGTCCAACATGTTCAGCAGGTAACTTCCACATCTCACCCTTGGGATCTACACCATGAGCCTTTGCCGCTTCGACCAGATCTGTTTCTGCTTTGATCTCACCGATATAATCTTTGGCTAATGCGTTTAATCTATAAGTATATCTGTTCTCATCAATCAATGCTCCTGCAATCATCGTATCTACGATTTCTCCGTTAACCTTGATCCCATATGATTGTAACCACCCTACATCATACTGGGCATTGTGAAATATTTTACGACAAGGTAGCGCACATACATCTTTCATGTATCGTAATACTTGTTCTTTAATTAAATTACCTCCACCAAAATGATCCATAGGATAATAACCTTGCCACCCTTCAACGGCTACGGCAAAACCTACAATCTTACCACGACCCGTTGCCCAACCTGCACCTAAACCGTTATTGATTCCATCGTCCTTGGTTTCTAAATCGATAGCGATCTCTTTTGCTCCAGATAAATCCTTATACTCTGAAGGTGCTGACCATAAATTTGGTTTATAATTAAATACTAATTGCATCTTACTCATTTAACCCCCAAAAACTAGGCTTTTTATTATAAAACCCGTTTAAATGACCACTGAGGGCCTGTAAAAATGTTTTGCTTATGATTGTACCTTGGTTTTTACTCATAATCTCTCGCTATTATCATTTCACAATAATGTATAGCTTTTAGTATATCTTTTTTCTTATCTTTCTTTGTATGTCTGCAAATATATTTTATCACATTACCTTCAGCAAATGCTAAATCGTTTTTATTTATAAATTGTGAAGGTTGTATTTTAAAATCTTTATAATGATCTCCACCCTTGTCCCATAATCCATCTTCCTCTTCATCAGAAGCATGATCATATACTTTATTTAATACTAATTGAAATTCTTCTACAGTATCTTTTGGTATGTTTTTATTATGTTCAAAAAACTCCAGTAAAGTTTTACTTAATTTTTCTTTCAATATTTTTCTCCTTTATAATTTTACGTTTAACATAATCATCTGCTTCATCTTCTGAACGTAGAGTAAAACCATTTTTTAAAATATCAAATAATTTAAACTCTACTTCTGTTTTAGTTGGTCGTGTTTGAAATTGCATTTTTAAATTGATTTCATATTTATACATTAATAATCTCCTAATGGTAACTTGTAGACCTCTCTTATTTTTTTCATAACTGTTATACTGGGTATTCTTTTTGACTTAATAAGTAAATCAGCATAAGTATAAGATATATCTATATCTCTTGCTAATTGATGCGTATCTATATTTCTTTCTTCTATAATTTTTTTTATATTCATTATAATATTCCTGCGTTTTGTAATCCAATGATCGTACTAACAATAGTATACATAATTAAAATCGTCATAAAACTCTCCCGTTTTTAAAGTTTTTTTTTTACTACTTCTTCATCTTCTTTTTCTCCCCAATACACTAAAATAAATGCATTACAGTTTGGGCAAGATAAATTTGATACAATTAAATGATCTTCGTCTTCTTCACAATCATGATCGCCACCCCATATTAACTCTGTGTCACAATTATAACATTTCATGATGCTCTCCTTTCTTGTAAATAAATTAAGTAATCGCTACCAATTGGATAGCTATAATGATGTGTAGTAGACAAAATATGTAACGACTCTTTTGCTCTTGTTACACCAGTATAATACACACGTTTCTCATCAGACTTTTCTTCAATGTTTTTCTTGCTAAAAGAAGCAGGCCAATTTGTTTTTGAATAAATACAAACATGATTAGCTTCACCACCTTTAACACTATGGATCGTATCAATAATAATTTTTGGTTTCTTATTAATAATTTCTTGACCATAGTTTTTTAATAATCGTGTAAAGTACACCACTTGTTTAGGTTGAAAGTTTCTTTTTAATATTTCCCACCAAGGTTTTTTAGATTCCTCTTCTGTCAATTCTAATCCTGCCCATTCTACTAAACCTGCATAATTAAAATTTTGTGTTAGTGGTATGTTGTTCCAAAATTTTGGTGTTCTAAAATCATAATGCTTGAGATCTCGTAAATACTTATACATGTTTTCTGCTTGAGTTTTAGTAATAGTGTTGCCATTAGATATAGAAGTCCAAGACTTAACGGCATCCCATTGTTTAGAATCAAAAGACTTATTACCTTGGTTGTCTGAAAAATATAAACCTAAATTCTTTGCCGCCATTTTAAGCTCGTTTACAGTAGAATGTACACGTCCTAATATATACCAACTACCACTTAATTGATGAAAAGGTATTTCTTTAAAATTTAAATAACGCTTTACAACACCTTCTTTATCTCCGTAATTATATTCTTTTTCTACACTATCTAAAATACCTCTGCGTATAATCTGTGAAAAGTGATGGATGTTTTTACCAAACCTTCTAGTCTTTCTTAAAATAACTTTACGACCAGGAAAATATTTAGTGAAGTATTTTGGATCTGCACCATTCCATTTGTAAATACCTTGATCATCATCTCCTGCTAAATAAATACGTTTAGTATTATCTGCAATCTTATATATTACTGACCATTGTAACGGTGTAAAATCTTGTGCTTCATCTAATATTAATACTTCTAATTCTGGAAAGTTTACTTCGTGAATGGCTCTTTCAATCATATCGGTAAAATCAATAAAGCTATCTTTTTTGTAATGTTCATAAGTGTTTATTTTTCTAAGAAAAATATCTAAGCTATCTTTTTTGTAAGACTCTTTTTTATATGTGAGTATAGGGTCTTCCATCATGTTGCGTGACTTATCATAAATACCTAATGACCAATCTCTATACATGAACCCATCATCCGATAATCGTTTATCACTACCCTTAATTATCTTAGCCTGCAATGCATAATCTAACATACAGTTTTTAGGGTCAAATACTTCCTCTTCAAAATACCTTCTACAATATTTATGTAATGTTTTAAATCGTTGAAAGTCTTCTAGGTTATATTTACTAAATGCAGATAGCGCTCTATCGATTGCAGTATCTACGGCTTTATTTGTAAAAGATATAAATGCAATATCTTTTGGATGTATACCTTTACGTAAATAGTTTTTTAATATTCTCTCCACTAGGGTATATGTTTTCCCCGTGCCTGGTGGCCCAAAGATCTTTATGGTTTTATTATATATCTGCTTTTGTTTCTGGTGTTTTGAATTTTGCATGGTAATCCTCATCCATTTCGGATACATCCTTTTTATCTGTTCTATTCTGTATGGCTTGATGACTTACAAAATCAGGCATGTCAACAAACCATACGTTCTTCTCCCCATCCTTATAATCAACTCTCTTACAGTTTAACATACGAAGTGCATCAGCAGTAGTGTTAAATGTTTTAGAGGCATTCTTCTTTAAAAATCTATCTAGTGTTAACTTTTTAAAATAACAAACATTTGTTTTAGATTCTAAAACCACATAACCATCTTTCAAACGATCAAATTTATCTTGTTCTATATGTGATTCAAAAAAATCTTTTAACACCGTATATCGTTCTTCTTCTACAGTATCCATATACTGATGATCCGTTGACTCTTGAGCCCTCTCTACAATACTCTTCATTAATAATTCAAAAGGACTTGGGCCTTTTCTAGGCTTAGGTAATGTCAACCAATATACTTTGTGTCGTAATAATTTTACTCGCCAAGCTTTTTCATCTTTCATATCTTCTGGAGATACTGTGATGCGTGATCCTCTGTAATCAAACTCCCACCAAATACTTTTTGTATCTTGTATGTAAGCTATGTTTTCAAACTCATGAATAATATCTGGAACAGATTCTGCTATCCCTAACTTTCTTGTTTTACAAACTTCTTTATTACATATCGCATTGAACTCTGGATGTTTTGGTGGACATTGATAACTGTAACTTCCTTTATGTACAGACTTAGCTAATGTAGATACTTCATTGTTTGGTAATGGTGTTGTAAATATTTCTTTATTCCTTTGCAACATAAGATCTTGTAAATCTGTATAACTTAAATTAGAGTTTTTCTTTAATTCTAAAACACACACGTTGTATAAATATTGGTGGCGCATACCACCACTCCACTTTTCTGTAATAAGTTTTTGCACACATGGTGGATACAATGACCATTGTGATTCTATCTCATATTCTTTTACTTCTAGTTTAAAAAAATTAGCAGGTGTGATCGTACGTTGTTTTGCAATTTCTAAAAATTGTCCGATTAAAACTGGTGTACCATTTGAATTAAATGCAAACTCCATTGATGCATTCATGTTGAAGTAAGGCATATTCAAAGCTTTATTACATGGAAATATTTCTTGTGCTAAAAAATATTGTTCATTTAACTCTGATAATTTTTGTACAACTTTGTCCACTGAAGCGTGTTCCGTAAAAAACACAAACACATGCAAGCCACCTGATTTTGATTTTACTGCAACTAATGGTAATTTATATGTGTTTATGATTTCAACGACTTTTTTTTCTGAATAGTCTTTATAACTGTTAGGATCTATATCTATACAAGCCCATTTGCATTTGCCATCTACCTCTGGTTTTAAACCCAAACGCAACTGACCTTTTAGATGTTTTACCCACACCTCTTTTGTGACGGGACTGTGTACCGTTTGATACTTTGCAGTCTTCTTACCTCGCTCATTGTCTTCTCCCGTAAGAGAAGACGTGATGTAGCGAGTATTGTCACACTCAAAGAGTGACAACAGTTCTTTGTGCATTAGAAAGGAGTGTCCTCTTCTACTTTCTTAGCTGACTGTTTTGGAGATGAATTATCTGCATCGTTTTCGATAGAATCTCCAAGTATGTTTTTGTTGTTTACTGATTGATAAAATTCAGCACCTTGTTGTACAACACTTTCATACTCTG